TTTCTCGGTATCTGCAACAACTAGAGGTATAAAACTACCTCCAGCCCCCTACCCATCGTACCTACCTACTACCAATACCTGTGTTTTGTGTCGTCTGTGTATTACCTACTACCAGCGGCACCAGGTATCCAGCTCTCCATGTCCTCCATCCACTTATCAAGAGTAGCATCTAACTGCTCCTCCTTATAGTCCTTAACCATGTCATCTTCATCCACCCCTACTGTCTCTACCAACTGCTGCAACCCAATAGATAATGCATCCAGCCTATCATCATGTCTTAAGCATCCTCGTTGTCTAGTGATGTGTGTCATCTGATATATCAATGAGTAAGGTAGTTTCTGTGCATCAGTTAATGCTCCTTCAATGTCCTTCTTAACCATAGTCTTATCAAATACCAATCTGTGTTGATTAAGTAGTGGTTCCATTGTATCAATAATACGTAGTTCCTTCTGCTTACTACTTCTTACCTCTTCTATGGCAGCAGGGTGTACCTTCTTTAAGATAGGTTGTAGTAGTTGATCAAACATCCCATCCCCAAAGTTACTCTCTGTATAGATTGTGTTTACATTGTGTACCTTAGCGATGTGAGCTAGCTTAAATAAGTTCTCATCCTTGTATCCACCTTGTAGGACCCCCTACATCCACCACATAGATCTTACCATGTAGGTACTTCATTACTGCATACCCCATCTCATCACTCCCCCTACCTGAGGGATCAATAGACATGATACTATAGTGATAGTCTGTGTAGTCTTCATCAATACGACCAGGACCAAACATACAGTCTCCTGTGAATCCAAGGTTAGGTAGATCAATTAAGTCCTTACGTTGTGAACTATATCCCATTGATATTGGACCCTTTATCGTATCAATATCTGATACGATTAGATCCTCCTGCTTCAATGGGTACTTATCTGCATCACTTAATGTTGTATCTAATTGATACTGTAGGTTGTAGTATGACTTCCCTACTGATGCTTCTCTCTCTAGGAGATCCTCATGACTAAACCTAACATCTGTAGGGTCACCTATGTCACCTGCTAACATCTCAATATATGGAGCTAATCTACCCTCATATATCATAGGATCAGCTGGTATTCTTGATGGCCATATCCTTACTAAGAACCCCTTGTCCACAAACCTATTATATACACTATCTCCTGTTTGAGGTGTACCTAGTCCTACGATAGAGGCATCCCCATCCGTCTGTAGGATTGAGTCGAACTCATTTATCTGTTGTATTATTTTCGCTCTCATCATTTCTGTAGCGGAGTTAATACTTGTTTCAACATCATCTGCAATCAGTAGTGAGGCTCTATTACCCTGGAGTGAACCAGTAATACCTAAACACTTAACACTAGGCTGTACAGTAGTTTCACAACCATTAACATCAAATGACATAACTGAGTTACGTTGATCTGATCTAGGTTGTAGGTGTTCCATCAATGGTACCGTAGCTAGTAGCTTATGTATGAATGTTGATATGGCTGTAGCGTGTGAACCAGATGCCGATACAATAAGTATCTTCTCATTAGGATTACGTAATAGTCTCCATCCTGCATAACATCCTGTAATGTATGTTTTACCTATACCCCTGAAGGCTTCAATTAATAATCTTCTATTACCTTCCTGTAGTGTCTTAGCTATATCCCTCTGTAGTGGTGTAGCATTTGGTAGACTAATACAATTAAATGTGTAGTCTAGGAAGTCTGGGAAACTCTGTACCAGTAACTTCATTCTTTCTTCTGTCATGTTATCTCCTTCTTTTTATATGCTTTAAATGACCATAGGAAGCACCAGGAGGGCATAACTATTGTTACCCTACTCCTAGTACCTCTTAAGACATTTAAGCCGTCTCGTACATCTCTTCATTAGCTGCGAACTGAGCNATTAATGATTGCATTGGTTTACTTTCANCTANGTCAGCTGTTATACAGTTATCTTTTAAGAACTTAAGTATAGCACTTAGTTCACCTGGAGGTAGTGCCTCTTCTGTCTGGTTTAGACGACTGATAAAGTACTCAGCCATCTTCCCGTGTAACCCATCAAGGGCTTCTATTGTTGCTTTATTATTTGCCATTATTTAACCATCTTTCATATAGTCCTTTATTCTTATTACTAAGAGAGTCTATATTAATTTGGAGCTCTTCGTTATATTTCTTTAGGAGCTCAGGATTCTTAGCTATAAAATACTTACGTGCTTTATCCCTAATACTATTTATGGTATTATTAATATACCACTTCTTAGTGCCTTTAACACTAAAGTCTATACCATCAACTGCTTTCTTATAGTCCCTACTAGATAATACCTTATTAAGGCTCTCTTCTAGTTTAAACTTAGATTCAATTAACCTCTGTAGTCTCCAGTGATCTTTAGGTTCTAACTCAATAGTTGTACCTTTAAATGTAAGGTCCTTACCAAACTTACTGATAGGCATCTTAAGCCTCATTATCTCTTGTCTAACTTTACTCTTAGAAGGCTTACCAGCTTTAACACCAGTAATTGTTACATTCTCCATAGGTAGTCCAAAGATATCTAAAGCATCTCTTAAAGTGTTAGGAGCATATGCTTTCTTAAACTTCTCAAACATATCTTTAGCTTCTTTATGGTACTCACCTGCTTGTAGCCACCTAGAGGCACTAGAGTATGGAGCTAGTGTAGCTGTCATATTAGAGAAATATCCAGGGTCTTTATACTCAATAGCTTTCATTAAATCATCTAGCGATTTAACCCAAGTCTTATTCATAATATTATTAGTAAAGGCTGTAATTACTGCTCCAGATACCTCATCAAAGTGTTCATAGTAGCCTTCTTGAGTATCATAACCCCGTCTAACCATATCTTGATGGAACATATTAAGGTCAGCAGTAACACCTAAGAACATACCAATAGGGTCTGCTCTATTATATTGTATCCATGTATCACCAATCCTAACACTATTTTCAACTATACCAGCGGTCTTCCATGCTTCTCTTTCGTTAGCAGGAGCTGTACCAGTAGTCATACCATTATATGCTAGATACCCACCTAGTGCATATAGTGATGTACCCATAGTCAGCTTAGCTTGTGCTAATGCTTTCCGTCTCCCACCAGCAGCTATATCATCAGTCATACGTTGTGATAACTTATGTATTCCAGGTGTACGTCTACCTACCCACTTAAGGATATTAACTGGTGTTCTGTAGAAAGGAACAATGAATTGTCCATATGGTGATGATGTTCTAGCTTTATCTATATGGTTAAGTGTTCTGTTGATAGCTGAGTCTGTTCTAGCTCCTCTAATCTCTTCTTGGAATGTGTATTCCCTAGAGCGTTCTAACGCTTCAAGATGAAACTTACCATCATTAGACTTGATGTGTTTATTAATTAAGCCTTTAGCTTCTGTTGATAGCTCAGAGCCCTTCTTCATAAATAAAGTTTGATGTGCTAACACTACCTCTCCAATGAAGTCTTGTTTAGCTTGTCCAGTTAAACCTAACTTATTAGCTTCTCTAGTTGCTATATATGTTATCTGTCCATTATATATACTACGTTTAAATAAATCATCTGTAAATCCTAGTGCGTGATAAGGTGCTCTAATAACAGCTCCAGCAGTATCAATTACTTGGCCTAAGCCTTGTTTAATAATACCAGCATTAGCTGTGTCACCTAACATATACTCTTTACTAACAGCTCTATATGAGCCTGTATCATACTTCTGGAAACTATCTAAGTAACTTTCTTCTAGGTGTCTTCAACTACTTTAGCTCCATACTTACTTTGTTTAAGCGCTTTACCTAAACCTTTAAATGTTTCTCTAGTAGATGTAAACATACCATTACTTAAAGCATTCAGCTCGTCCATAACAAATCTATCTGTAGCTCCAGTAACCTTACCAATAGCACCAGCCATATAGTATTCAACACTACGTAGAGCCATAACACTAGCATTACCTATAACATTCACTCCTAATGTAACAGGAGATGATAGGATACCAGCAGTACGTGTCTCTAATAATACGTTAGCTAGTTTTGTTAAGAAACCATCCGCTGCATCTAAATCAGCCATAGTCTTATGAAGTGTCACTTCTTTCTCAACATCAACAAAATCCTGTAGTGCTTTATGTATTCTAGTAGCTGTGGCANCATCGATAAATTTATCTAGCTCTTTATTTAAAGCATCAGGAGCAAACTCAGCTACCTCATCTATAGCTGCCATAACATCTTTAGGTATGATACCTATACGTCCAGCGGCTGTGGTTCTAGCACCAGCAACTTGTACTGCTTTAGTTCCTCCAGCTATTGTCCATAGTTCTTGAAACTCTGATAAAGACTTTAATAGTTCGCCTCTATCTGTAGCGTCTACTTGATTAATTCTAGTACTAATAGATTGTATCTTATTGGCCATTACTTTCTTCATAGCTATTAATTTAACATCCATATCTTCAGTATCTTTAACTAACTGTGTAGCGAAGTCTAGATAATCATCACCTATCTTTGTAACTAATATATTAGCCTCAGCTTCAGTTAACTCTTGAGGTTTAACTCCAGTTTTAAAGTATTCCTCAAACTCACTAGACTTAGTCATTGATTCTAGAATAGATTTACTGGTATCATCTACCTCTACCCTAGAGTAGTTAAAGGCTGTTTCTGGAGGCTTAATGCCNTCTACTATTTTAGTAGGGTCTACTTCTACGCTACTAGGTACTACCTCCTCTACAGGGGCTTTAGCCTGAGGTACAATAGCTTCATCAGCTACACCATCAACAGTCTTGA